GTATCCAGCGATGGAAACAGCCGCTGGATGGTGTGTTTCGGACGAACACCCCAGCCCCAGATAGCCGCACCGCCTAAGCCCTGGGCATCATAAAAGCCCAGGGCCAGGCAGCAATGCGGAGGAAAGATATTGCTGTAGTGATACGTTCGGCACAGCGCCTTGGCATCCGCAATCGCAATGGTCTCGACGGCAATCATCGGTTATGTCGCCACCGGAGCAGAAGGGGCGGTCTTCAGGGTCGTGATGACCTGATCTTTTCGCCGATTGTCGGCTGCGGTGCCAATCCCCAGCGCCCCGCCCAATAGACCTATCCCAATCGGAATCAGCGCCGCCGGGTTTAAGGTACTCTCGGCCGCGCTGACGGCCACCAGACCGACCGTATCGAGCAGTTGCTGTTTGAACGCCTCCTGCCGGGCGAGGTCGTCCTGACCGGCCTCAACACGCTGATTGAAGAGTTTTATCTCTTCGTTAAACGCCGCGATCTCGGCATCCAGCTCAATCCGCCGCACGGCCAGGTCTTTTTCGCCGCCCAGTGCCTGCCGCTGAAACTCCGTGCGTGTGACCTTGGTCGTATCGCCGTTGGCCAGGCCGTGGGTCATCGCCTCACAGCCGGTCAGGTTCAGGACAAACCCCATCGCCACGATAAACGCGATCACCGAGGCGACGGCATACCGATTGTGGTCCATCCATTTAAACGCATTGTGTACGATGTCTTTGTTCATCTTTTGTCTCCAGTAAACAGGTTTCGAAGTAACGATACATTTTCCTTATCTACAACAATCACATCCGGCCGGGATGTATTCAGCGTCGGGTTAAAGTCCGACGGTTTAAACGCCTTGGTCTTTTTCGGGTCACGATTGACATTGGCCACAAGCGCCAAGATTGCCGAGGTGTGCTGCCAGTTATCCTTGACCCGTCCCTCGGCCATCCAGAACAATTGACGCAGCGTCAACGGCAGGGGGGTGACCCCGACGATTCCGGCCAGGTGCCAGACAAGGCCCCATCGACCAGTTTGTCCAGGTCCATCGTGTCGATTTTGTCCTCGATGGCGGCGGTCGCTTTTTCGATGAGCCGGGCCTGTGCCGCGACCGCTTTGGCCCGATCCATCCGGCCGCGGCTCTGGAAAAAATCCGTCAGCTCGTCATAGAACGCTTTCTGCGCCGCCAGGAGGGTTTTGCCGTCAAAGGCATTGCGGACATCGGCCTCGGACACCTTGTGCGCTTCAAACTGCGTTTCGAGCAGAGCGCACAATACCTCACCGAGCAACATCTCGTCTGTGCCCAGGCGGGTTAATAGCGGCGGCTCGCCTGCCTCCGGCTGCAAGAGGTCAATCTCCAGCTTGGTTTTCACATGCAGCGCCGTACCGAGCGTTAAGGCAATCGACCACGTCCGGCCAGCAGCATCCGTAAATGTCTTCATTGATTATCTCCTATTTTCGATTTTCAATTTTATTGACGAAGGACGATGGACGATTGACGATTTAAAACACTTCGTCCATCGTCAATCGACAATCGTCCATCCTATGTCGCTGCGTACCACGAATCGAACTTGGCCAGCTTGGCGGTGACGCTGACAGTGATGGCCTCTTCGAGCGGTTCGTTGCGCGAGAAGTTGGTAATTGACCAGTTGCCCACCGGCCCTTCGGCCTTCGATTCGGTTGCATCCTGCGGCTCGGTCAACGCCGCCAGCGCAACGGTGCCGTTGGAAAGATAGGCATTCTTGATGGCCGTAAACGCCGCGTCCCCGGGCTTCCACTGCATCTCAAACTCCAGCGTCGCCTCACGCAGGGTCGGGGCCGTCGCCCGCCAGCCCTTGTTGGCGCGGGTGGTGTGGTGTAGGGCAGGGAATTACACCCTGCCCCCAACCCCGAACCGGACGTGCAACTTTCGAAGCATCCGGCTCTCCAAATGTTTCTAAGTCTAATTTCCTCTGTGCTTGTTCTTATGACATTCGTGACATAAGGTCTGAACGTTGCCATTAGAATTTGCCATTTGGAAATTGGCAAAGCTCTTAACGGGTTCGATATGGTCGGCATGCGAGATTTCAGCAGTAACTTTGGCTCCGCAAATCTGGCAACAATAGTTGTCTCTTTTTAGAGCCTCGTGCTTGCTGTCCCACTGACCAAATCTGCCTCTTTCATTAAATTTATGAAATGAGGCTTCAATCTCCTCATCGGTTTCGTAGCTATTGGCATCTTCGGGGTGATATGGCTCTGGTTTAGAAATGTACAGTCTAATAGATGTACTTCTAAACCTTTCTAATTTGCAATCTTCCGAGACAACTATTGTGCTCTGACGGTAATACCGCTTAAGCACTTTCGCCGCCCGGATGTCCAATTTCCGACTAATTGCTTTCACAGCAATCCAGAACGCCCAATGGTCGAGCGTGCTGGTCAAAGCCGGGTAATTGTACGCAATGCAATAATAGTTTGCCCAACCCCTGACTACGGCTGAACCCCGCTTAATACGCAAAGCGATTGATTCTTGATGCGGTCTGTACCGCATCGCCTCGTTTAACCGTAGCTGAAGCTGTTGTTTAGCTTTTGTACCGATGCGGATTTTAGGCACAAGATTTCCATTGCGACCCACTGTGAGTTTGAGGTCAAAGCCAAGGAAGCTAAAACCATCTCGGACATGTGTAATATGTGTCTTTTCCATTGAAAGACTTAAACCACATTCGGTTTCAAGAAATTTTCCAATAGAATCACGTAGCCCGCTGACGTACCGTTTGCTTGCCCGTGTTACAAAGACACACCAGTCGTCGGCATATCGAACAAACCTGATATTCGGTTGTTTTACATCCCAACAACGCTTTTCTGCCTGTTTGCCATATTTGCCCTTGCTATGCAGGTACCAGTCCAGCTTGTTAAGGACTGTGTTGGCAAGCAGTGGTGATATTACACCGCCTTGCGGTACTCCCTTGACGGTTGGTTTGACAACGCCATCGACCTCAACTCCGGCTTTCAAAAACCGTTTGATAAGGTCGAGGAACTTATTGTCATGAACCTTTTCTCTCAAAACTTTCAGTATGGCTTTGTGAGAAATCTCATCGAAACACGCCTTAACATCCCCTTCAATCACCCATGTAAACTTGAGTTTCATGAGGTGCTGACAACGATGTACGGCTTGATGTGTGTTCCGATTGGGCCTAAACCCATAAGAGTTTTCGTGGAAATCGACCTCAAAGATTGGCTCAAGGGCCATACGCATGGCCTCCTGCACAATCTTGTCCCTTAGACAAGGTATGCCCAACGCTCGCATTTTGCCGTTAGCCTTTGGTATCATGACCTGCCTTACTGGTTGAGGTTGATAGTTTCCACGCTTCAGTTCCAGGCGCAGTTCTTCGACTCGTCGTTCGAATCCTGAACGGAATTCTTTGACGGTCACGCCATCTACGCCCGGCGCTTTGCCATAGGAACGTTTCATGACCCGATGGGCTGCCTCTGACAGCCATATCGGGTTATGCATCAAGTCCATCAGTTTGCGTACTCTCAAATCGTACGGATTTGACGGAAACAGCGGTGTTTCCGACACCTGATTTTCTCTATGCGTTCTTGATTGTTCCCATAACCTTCTTTGGACTTCGTTAATATTCATCAGAAACCCTTCTGTATCGAAAATATTGCAGTTGTCCAAAACGAAACATTCTGCAACCCTTCGCCATGTGGACGGCTTTCCCGTCCTCGGACTACTACGGTTGCTCCGCCACTTAGCCGCCTCATCGGCAGAGATTTGATTGCTACAAGCAATCTATCTTATGCGACTGCCATACTCGACTAAGCTTCCCTGGTTCCTTTGTTGACACTCAAACGCTTCTGTTTAGATTCCAATCTTTACATACCCATCAGCGGTCTGCTGTTCTCTTAAACACCGGTAAATAATTGGCCGCTTTACCGACTTTGAACTATCGCGTAGTTCGTAGGATTCGTGCCGACATCAATAACACTTGTCCGTTTAAGCTATTGCCTATTCCAGGGTCTCATTCCCAGACGGCTCCAGTATTAGCGGCAATAGGGGCGAAGTTTCCCAAAGGTATTGATTGGTTCCTTTCGTAATCATGCAGAAGCTCTACATAGCAGGACGTGCAACGGAATATGAAGCCTTTCCTGTGTCCCGCGTTCTCGACAGAATTCTTTCGCCTCTCAGCTCGCATGACCTGAGAAACTTACTGTCTATGTACGATGGCTGGCCAAACAGCCAAGGTTGCTTCCAAGCAAATGCTTGAATTTAACATTGTCAACAAAGCATCGTGTGCCGGGCTGAATGTTTCAGCCCTGAAAACACACTACATCAGGCATACAATATCCGCTTCGCCGGCTTCCATGTTCAAGGTCACATCCTTGACGTTGCCGACCAGCGTCAGCGTTGACGGCAGCGTCGGCCCATCCCCGGTGATAGCTGCGCCAAAATACAACGCTGCATTCATCCCTAATAAAAAGTCCATTGTTCAAAACTCCTTTCAGTCTTTTTGAGCTTCCAGCGGCCAGCGGCCAGCCTTCAGCAGGTTTTATTTCACAGAATCCCGCCACAGTGCGGGGAGTGCTGCTTTTTCTTTTTCAAACGCCGGCCCCATGTACGGGCGGGAGCGGACAGTCACATTCTTCTTATCCACTGTCACTGTACCGCCGTACTCAAGGGCGCTGGGTGCATCGCCGCGGTTATTCTCCGTCAGCCGCATCGGGCCGATGACCACGCTCTTTCGGGCAGGGTCAAAGCTAAAGAAGATAAACCGCTTCAAAAGCCCGGTATGACTGGAAGGCGGCGCTCCCGGCGCAGAGGATGCTTTACGCTTGCGGATACTGCCCCTGGCCGTGCGCCTGACGAACGCCCCGAACCGTGAGAAGACCTTTCGTGTGGCGGTATCCACAGCACCCAGCACTTTGGGGCTGTCAAAGAACAGACGTGTAATCTTTAATCCGCTCATTCCACCAGCACCCGTCCGTTAAGGGTCGGCAGCATATCGCTGAATGATGCGCCGGTTTTCATATCAAACAGGAACGCGATGGCGTTGGGCGCATCCGGCGCGGTGTTTTTGTCCACATCGATGGCCGGTACATAATACAGCGTCCCATACAGCGTCTTGACATCGGTTGCCGGAATCACCACCCGCCAGTCGCCGCTTTCCGGATGCCGTGTGGCGGCGATACGGCCCTGGGCAAATGTTACGCTCGCCGCACACTCGCCGCTGGTGGCGTGAAGGACGTTGCCGGTCTTGTCCTGACGAAATACGACGGTCAACGCGTCCTCGCCGCCATAGGGGATGACCAGCATTCTGTTTTCATAGCGTTTTGACATGACAGTCTCCTGGGTTAGCGTTTTCGGTACAGCGACCGGTACAAACCGGGCAGCTCAGACGGGGGCGCTTGTCTGGGGTCTAAATACGGATAGCCATGGTTAATCCCGTTCGCCGGGTCCATGTTCCACAGGGCTTGGAAGTTCCAGCCGGGATAGCGTGTTTTGTCCTTCGCTTCTGCACCCGACAGCCGCTGTCCGTGCAAGCTGGTGCTTGCTGCATCATCACTGACCCAGTAGCAATTCTTGACGATGGCCGTTTCGCTGTTGGTATGGCCGCTGAATTGACCGACATTGTTTCGGCCCGTGGCCAGCCCCGTCGCATAACACCGCTCGACACGTGCCTCATCACCGATGCTCCCGGCAAAACCGCCGATACTGTCATTGTTGCCGCCTTGGACCGTGCCGCGGGCATAACAATCCTTCACGGTTGAGTTGTATCTGATCCCGCTGGTAAACCCGCCCGCCGAGTGCCGGTTGGTACCCGTCATCGATACGGACACATCCGCCCAGCAGCGCCGTGCATGTCCGACCACGCAAGTTCCAATCAGTCCGCCTGCGGTATAGTTAGTGCCGATGACCGTGCCCGTTGCCGAACAGTCTTCAATACGCCCGCCCGCGGTGACATGACCGACCAAGACCCCCGTTGCCGAATTGCCGCGCACATACGCATTGCGGAGGTGGGTGTTTTTAATCTGACGCGGCAGATGGTTATATCCATAGGCCGACAGCCAGCCGAACAGGCCGCAGCCGGTCAGCGTGTTGCGATTGATGTAGAGCCCGGTAATCTGAAACCCCTGCCCGTCATACCGCCCGACAAACTGCTTTGAGGAGGTGCCGATGGGGGTAAACCCGGCGGACGTCCAGACGCTCGAATCAT